GCGCCCATCGTGACGCAAACTGGACGGAAGTCCCCGAGAAATCATCGGTAAATCAGGACGCTCAGGTTTTGCCGATCATTTGGCAGGGCAATATGACTGTGAGCAATCGTTCGCTTCAGGGCGTAATGAAAGCTTAACTGGCTATCAGATCAGGAGAAAATCATGTCTGACTATCAAATAATAAACCCAATCGCCGGTATGCAAAATATTGCCGACACTTCAACAACTCAAAACCAAGTGCTGGGGACTATCGTGCAAGCTAACGATACCGCCTCGACTGCATATGGAGCTGGGATGTTTATCTATCTTGCGGGTGTTGCTTCAACGCTCGTCGGATCATTTGTCACCTTTAACCAAGATGACAACACTACTGCGTTGCTGGCGGCGAATGCCATCGGCCCAGTCGGCGTCTCTATGTCAATTAATGTTGCCAGTCAGTACGGCTGGTATCAGATTTATGGCAAGGGCGTTGGCACGGTATTGGCCAGTTATGCTGATAACGGCTTAGTCTATGCGACTGCAACAGCAGGCAAAATTGATGATGCTGTAGTCGCTGGTGATCGAGTGAAACTCGCAAAAGGTGCCTCGGCTATCGGGACACCATCGACGGGCCTTGCGGAGTTTGAGATCCAATATCCTTTCATGGATGACGGAACCGCTGCTTAATTAGGCCTTAAGTAGCTCCTTTATGAGCGCCCTTTTTTTGGGGCGCTCACTTTTTAATCTTTGGGGACATTTATGGTTGACATTCTGCCGAGCGATAACGAAAAACGGCCTTGCTATATCGAATTTGAGTTGGACGCGGTGGAAGATCGGGATGCGTCGATAGAGCAGGGAATGCCTGTCTACAAAGATGTCGAAATAGCGCATCTCACACCGATTGGATGTCAAGGCACAAATGTCGTACAGAAATTTATTACCGCAAAGCAGCTTGACGAGTGGCGATTTGGTGATAATCGGCGGCAAGGCCCGGTGCCGTATTACATCGAAGCCTATGAAGCTTGGAAGGCTGGTTTAGCGATCCCAGCAAATGGCCTTGATATTAAGAATTGGCCCGGTGTTACACCCGCTCAACTCAAAACATGCCAAGAAGCCGGTGTCAGGACAGTTGAAGATTTAGGCGAAGCTAATGCTGATACGATCAGGCGACTCGGCATGGGCAGTTTGTTGCTAGTTCAAAAAGCTAAAATCTACCTAGAGAACGCCGAAACAAATAAGGCAGCAGAAGAAATCTCCGCTCTGCGTATGCAGATGGCTGATTTAAAAACGCTACTGGACACGCAGAAAGATCAAATATCAGAACTACAAGAGGACTTGGAATCGCGCCCTGCGAAACGCGGTAGGCCGAGAAAAGAGGCTGCATGACACTTTTAACGATAGTCCAGAATTCGTGCGATTCGATTGGCTTGTCGGAGCCAGCGGCTGTGATTGGCTCGACAGATCAAAACATTGTCACGCTGCTTGCGATGGCAAATACGGAAGGGCGGGAGTTGTTAGACAGATTTTCGTGGCCTGCCACCCAAATCGAAGTCACCCACACTTCGCTGGCCGCTGAATTGCAAGGTGTTATGACGACTCTCGCCCCAGGCTTCAGCTATATCACTAGCTCGACATTCTGGGATCGGACACTCACCCAACCTGTGCGTGGCCCACTCTCGCCCATCGAATGGCAAGCACTGAAAGCCCGCACGGCTACTGGCCCATACGCAAGCTATCGAATATTCGGCGGCAAACTATACGCATACCCAGCTCCACCAGCCGGGAATACGTGGGTGTTTGAATATCAGTCCACTTACTTCTGCCAGTCCGCCGCAGGTGCGAATCAATCGAAATGGGCAGCGGATACCGATGTCGGCGTGCTCGATGAGCATCTGATGGAAATGGGCATCATCTGGCGCTTTAAGAAAAAGAACGGCCTCGATTATTCTGAAGATTATCGATCTTACGAACAGAAGCTAGCGATGGAAACGTCCCGCGCAGGTGGAAGGCCAATATTAGATATGACGGGCCATACCCCAACACGCGGCGTCTACATCCCCGAAGGGAGCTGGGCGTAATGGTAACCGAAGAACAAATCATGGCTTTCTTAGGGCAGTACGAGGGCGATGATATTCAGCCCAAGCAACTAAGCCAATTAACTCCTGAGGAACTAAACCAATTAAGCCAAGAGGAGCTTGTTGCATATGCTCTTGCAGAGGAACAAGCTAAATTTGGCCCCGGCGGAAAATATGATGCAACCGCTACGATTCCGAATGAGAGCCAAAACCCCACCCCGGCTTTAAGTATCCCTCTCGGTGAAGAAAGTCCTGTGAATGCGACGCTTGGCTTCCGAAACGGCATGGTTGTTCCCGGTGTTGCGGCTCAAGGCGGCAATCTGTCCGGCTACGGTAATGTGGGAATTAATAAAATGGGGCCGCAAGCTGTCAATGCTGGAATAAGTGGCCCTTTAGGACGTTTCGATGCCAGTATTCCAATATCAGATCCTGAAGCACTACGCCTCAGCGGGGAGACTGACATAGCGGGGAATATAATTACTGCTGGTTGGACTCCGATGGAAAAAGCCCTGATGCTTCAGGTTGGCATTCCCATAAATTAGGGCTATGGGTACTCCAGCCGGACAATATATTCCACCAGCACGAAATACAGGGGCGTCAAGGCCACGCGCCAAACCTGCGTTAAAGCCTGTGGTTGCCGGAAAACCTAACCCAAATATCGGCCAGGGACTAAAAACATCCGGCGATTTGCCGCAATTCGGCGAAATCGGCTGGGTGAATCCAAATTTTGATCTAGATCACAACGCCGATGGCTATCACCGCTTTGATCCAAAAATAGTCGGCATGGGCATGCAAATGTCTCGAACCTATGCCGATGGTGCCAACGCATATGACATCTATCAAGGGCTAGCGAGGGGCGCGCCTGGATCTTCGCTCGCGAAAGACGCTCGAACATTTATGACGGACAATGGCATAAACCCAGATAGAGCGAACGACATACAAAAATTTGCGGCGATGGATTACGCTGGCCGTCACGTTCAGTGGAAAAACCAGCGCCCCAAAAGAAAGTTTACGTTAAAGCAAGCCTTTGGCACCGCATTAGCAATTGGCGCTCTCGTTTACGCCAAGAATCCTAAATTAGCCGCCTTTCTTGCAGGGAGTAGCGCAGCCGTTCAAGGCGGGGGTTGGAAGGATATTGCGCTATCGGCAGGGCTGGCTTATGCAGGCGGTAAATTGAGTGCGCCAAAGCCCGGCATGCAAAGCTCTGTTCTTGGCAGTCCGACAACCATTGCATTAGGCGCTCCGTCTAAGGCTGCTAAATTTTTCGCGCATGCGGGCAATGTCGCAAAAACAGTCGCGCCCTATGTCGGCAGCGGCCTTGTTGTCGGCAACGCTATAAACCAATCGGGAGTGACAAGAACGCCGACTCAATTTAGTAATTTACGAGGCGGCAATAAAGAAATCACGACTTTTGAGCCTGAAAATCAAAACATTGCTTTTAGCCCGCACCCAACGAGCGCCTATACAGGGGCATACCCTGGCATTGCTAATGCTGGCGCACGGCCAATAAACACCACTCCGATTGCGTCGATAAATCGAACTATGGCCGCTGCGAAGCCTTATGTCGCGCCGCCCCGCGTACAAATTGAACCGAATATGCCCATAATCAACTACGATCCACGCAGAAACTATCCGCAAACTACGACAATGCAGCAGGCGCTAACGCGCCCCGCAGCGACTCGCGCCCCATCTAAAAATGTTACAGCCGCTTAATAACAACGCTCAAAGAGTCAAAACATCGCAAAGCGTCAGCATTCCTGCGCCCGTGAGGGGCTGGAACGCCCGTGATTCACTCGCCAATATGCCCGAAGACTTTGCGGTTCAGCTCGATAATGTATTTCCGAATCTTACAAGCTGCGACTTGCGTAGCGGCTACGAATCGCATAGCACCGGCAACGGCACTGGGGCTGTAGAAACACTCGTCGAATACGCGGGGCCGGTAACGCGCAAGTTACTTAGCGCCGCGGGTAGTGTTATCTACGATTCGAGCGCGGTAGGCGGCAGTACGTCCATTGCCACCGGCAAAACGAATGCCAGATGGCAAACCACGATGATGGGGACTTCCGGCGGGAACTTTTTGTATTTCGTAAATGGAGAGGACGCGCCGATTTATTACAATGGCTCAGCCTTTGTTACGCCAACGCTTTCCAGCGTCACCGCAGCCAACATTATTCACGTCACGACGCATCAGCGGCGGCTGTTTTTCGTTTTCAAACAAAGCCTGACATTTGGCTATTTGCCGGTGGTTTCCGTGGCTGGCACAGTTTCGACGTTCGATTTGAGCGGGCTATGTCGTAAAGGCGGCTATTTGATGGCGATCGGCTCATGGACTCGGGATGGTGGCTCTGGCCCCGACGATCTATTCGTCGCAATAACGTCCGAAGGCGAGGTTATTTTGTACTCGGGCAACGATCCCAGCACAGCCGCAGATTGGGTGTTGTCTGGCGTATTTAGTATCGGCAAGCCTATTGGTAGGCGGTGCATTGAGAAAGTGGGTTCTGATTTAATCGTGACGACGCAAGATGGCGCTATATCGCTGACGACATTTTTGCCGATTGATCAGGTAGCCAGCACGAGCATGGCGATGTCAACCAATATTCAGAACGAGTTTTTGGCCTCTGCGCGAAGCTATGGCGCTAATTTTGGATGGCAGTCGCTGCATTACCCGCAAGGTTCGTATCAATTATTTAATATTCCAACGAGTACAACGGTAGCTTTGCAGTATGTTATCAACACGCAAACAGGTGCGTGGTGCCAATTTACCAACCAAAACGCGGCATGTTGGGCGCTTTATAACGGTGATCTGTATTTTGGCGCTCAAGACGGCGGAATAATTTACAAGGCCGATACCGGCTTGAATGACAATGCTGCCAATATTGATTGGAAAATACGGCCCGCATTCTCGTACTACGGTGCGCGGGGCAATCAAAAGCTATTTACGCTCTGTCGGCCACACTTTACGACAACTGGCGCTCCCGGTTTTGCCATAGATTTAAATATCGACTTTTCCTCCGCTACTCCGACATCAATTCCTAGCGAGCCAACTATCGCTGGAGCGCTGTGGGATGTTGCGAAATGGGATGAATCCTACTGGACGGGCGAGGCGCAGGTTGCGAATTGGGTAACCGTCACGGGGCTAGGCGAGGCGGCTTCTCCTGCGATCCACGGGGCTACAAAATCAATCACACTAAAATTCAATTCTTACGACATGGTTTGGCAGCAGGGGAACGCAATTTGACTACCCTAGTGTTTGGCCGAGATGAAGAACTGGCGACGTGGGCGGAGCGCAGCGGCATCGGGCCATTCCAGCGGCCATTGACGGCCATAGGCGTGGCTGACAAAGAGGATAAAATTATGGCAGTCGCAATTTACAACAATTATCGTTATTCTGCCGACATCGAAGTATCATTTGTTGCAGCGACCCCACGTTGGGCCACGCAAGGCAATATACGCGCAATGTTAGCGTATCCATTTGTCCAGCTTGGCGTTAAGAGGTTGTCTGCTATCACCACGAAAAAAAACAAACGTTGCCGAAAATTGCTCACTGGCTTGGGATTCAAGCAGGAAGGCGTGCACCCGTTCGCCGGAGAAAACCAGGCGACTGCGATCACATACGGCCTCTATTCTGAGCCAGCGAAAAAATGGGTAGAAACCAATGGGTAAAAAGACACCGGACGCGCCGCCTGGATTTAATCCGTCGCAAGTTGCAGCGGCGCAGGGCGCAATAAACCGAGAAACGGCTGTCGCTCAAACGCAGCTTAATCAGCTCGATGAATTTACACCATATGGCTCGTCTACTTATGCGCCAACCGGTGATCCGACGCCGCAAGGCATCCAAAGGTACGCAAGAACCTTCAAGCTAGATCCAGCTCAGCAAGCGATTTTAGATCAACAAAATCGAGTAAGTCGCGAATTGAGTACAGTTGCGGGTGATCAGGTTAGCCGAGTCGGCGAAACGCTAGCAACGCCGTTTTCCTATGAAGGCATGCCAGCAGGTGGAGATACTGGAAACTACGGGCAGACTGAAAGCAATTTGCGCGCAATGACGCAAAGCCCGTATGACTTGCAAGCCGGGAAATCCTTCGCGCCGACAGCGCAAGGAATAAGTGCAACAGCGGACGCTGGTACGAAAGCAGCTATGACTGCCGCCGAATCTTATAGCACTCCGTTTGACTACTCTTCCGCTCCAGCAGCGCCAGGAGCCGACGCAGCGGCCAGACAACAGGTTATCGATTCGATGTATGGGCAGGCGCAGTCTCGCTTAGATCCACGTTTTCAGAGCGAGCAGGTAGCGATGGAGAATCAGCTTGCTAACTCCGGCATTCCGCGAGGGAGTGAAGCATTTTCGAGCGCCATGCGTGACTTTAATCTGGGCAAAAATGATGCGTACCAGGGTGCTTACAATTCAGCAATTCAAGCGGGCGGGGCAGAGCAGTCACGGTTATTCGGGATTGGAACGCAGGCGCGTCAAAATTCCATTGCCGAGCAAAATTACTTACGCGCTTTACCGGCAGCGGAGCAGGCGCAGCTCATGGGCATGTACGGCCAAGAGCAGCAGCTTCGCCAAGGCCAGTTTGATGCTCAAGGGAACGTGCGTGATCGAGAAATCAGCGAAGAATTACGTCAACGCCAGATCCCAATGCAGGAGCAGCAAAATCTAGCACAAATGCAAAGCCAGTTATTCGGTTTGAACGATCAACAGCGCCAACGCGTTATTCAAGAGCAGGCTTACTTGCGTAATCTGCCGCTGAATGAAACCGCCGCGCTGATGTCAGGAACTCAAATTAATAATCCACAGTTCGGGGCGGCTGCTCAGTCAGCCATAGCAGCGCCGGACTACGCTGGTTTAACTTCGAGTAATTATGCAAATCAAGTCAACGCCTATAATACGCAGCTTGGCTTGAAGGGCGCGAAATTCGGCGCACAAGGCGATTTAGCTGCCGCTCTCGGCGGCTATGCAATAACTCGGTGATCAAATAATGCGAAATATTGATTTATATCGTGGCGGAAGTCGTGGACTGTTAGGCGGGCAGGTTGCTCGGATTCCGTCTTACACTGCGAAGCCGTATGACATAGAGACACCAGCATCTGCGCGATACGGTTTTGCCGCAAAGATGGTAGAGGCGTTAACTGCCAAAGCAGAAAAGGACAAAAAGGACAAAATTAGATCCAGTATGTTGGCTGCAATGCTTGGCGACAAGTATCAGTACGATCCAAGCAAAGCATCAGAATCCTTTACACCCTCTGAATATATAGAGTCTCAGCGCGTTGCCTTGGCCGATGCTCAGGCGCAGGCTCAACCCGAAGGCGTGAGTGCATTAGGATTTGGCTCTGACAGCAGCGCCCTTATGCCTTTTGAATCAATACCGACGACGGGAGTTCAAGGCCCATCCTTGGGTATCAGTTCAGAGGCAAACGAGCAAGGTGTATTAGAACCACAATTTGAATCGACAAATTTTACACGCCAGCCTAATTTAGGTGACGCTGGGGCAATGCAGGCTGCGTTAATTGGTGATGTTGAAACACCAGAGCAAGAATTAGCAGCCTACGCTGGCTCGCCTGAAGAGATGGCAGCACAAGAAAGCGCTTACAAAGCAACCGTTAATACTCCAGATGCCGTATCGGCGAGAATGGCCGAAGCGGTACGCTTAAATCCAGAGATAGCGAAAGATCCGGCATATGCACAATTTGTGCAATCGCATGTGGCAGAACAACAAAGATTAAGAGCGGAATCGACAGCGCGTGATCTAGCAGTAGATGTGCGGGATGAAGAACGTCTCTATGACGAAAAGATTTCCGACATTGAGAATCAACGTAAAATCGCCGCCGCTTCAGCAGAGCAAAAGGGAAGAGAAACTATAGAAGGACTTAAACCGCGCAGCAGCGGCAGCGGCCTTACAAAATCTAATGCCCCCTACAAAAGACTTCGTAAAGATGGAACACCCGGCCTATTCCAGATGCAACAGCAGTCTGATGGAACATGGCTAGAGAAAGATTTGGGTGATCCTTTAGAGGATAAGTTGGAATTTGGCGATATGACATCCGCTCAATTGAATACACACTCACAAATTGAACTAGAGACAGAAATAGCTTCATTAATAAAAGAAGATCCAACCAATCCAGCAATCAAAGAATTAGAAAATAGATTAAAAATACTCAAGGAAAATATAAACAAAGATCCACGAAATATACAGGCAGGTAGATACGCGTGGGAGGTTGGTGGCAGATTGGGGGAAACTGCCGTTGATGATTATATCCTAGCGCGAGATACTACCCAAAAAGTCGTAAAAATCGATGATCTTATTGATAGATTAAACGCTACAGATGGTAGTAATTTGGGTTTTCTTGCAGAGGCTAAACAAGCAGGACGAAAATTATTGGCTTTGTTCGGCAGCGAAGAGCAGTTAGAAAAAATTAGTGGCATAGAAATGATTGCGATGCTACAGGATTCGGATGTGTTTCCGCTGATCACTGCTCTGGGAATCGGCGCGAGAGGGTTAGACACGCCAGCGGAAAGAGACTTTTTGCGTGACGTTATGACTGGACGAATAACACTTACCAAAGAAACGCTTTTGTTGATGGCTCATCAAAGAAGGAATATCCAGAGGCAACTTGCTGTAGATTGGAACCGCCAACTGGAAGAGGGCACTCTCGGAAAGTATGGAAAGGTAGACGTTCCACCGGCGAAAAACGTTCCTCGAGAAAAAGGGGCAAGACGCCAATTTGACAAACAAGGGAAATTGGTTCGATGACTATCGAGGTAACTTTATCGGACGGTGAAATTATAGAATTGCCAGATGGTACAAATCCCGCTGTAATACAACGTCTCACGGCGGAACAGGAGGAAATTATAAAAAGACATTCTTCTCCAGAAGAATCTTGGTGGGATACCGCACGCCAAGCAATTGGACAGGGGACGTTACTTGGGTTTGGTGACGAAGCTCTAGGCGCTTTGCGTGGTGTTTTTAAGCCCGGATACGATGAGCTTGGCAGGCCGCTTGCCACACGCGATGCAATAAATGCGGCTATAGATGATGAACGCCGCATAAACAAAGAATATGAGGAAAGAAATCCCTATAAATCTTTAGCTCTTCAAATGGGGGGTGGATTGTTAACCGGTGGTGTCGGCGCAGGACGCGCCGGGGCGTTTAAGGCCGGGGAAAAATTAGGAACTAGAATGTTGCGCGGCTCAAAAGCTGGTGCTGGTGTCGGTACGATTGCTGGGATAGGAATGGGCGAAGGCAATGTACTAACGAAAGAGGGAGAGATGGCAAGAGCATTAAGCGGCGGTAAAGGCGCGTTAGGTGGCGCTGTTTTCGGCGCAGCATTGCCTGTTGCGGGTGCTGCGGTTAGCAGAACACCATTCATATCTACGGGGATAAAAGCAAGAGCATTTCCGGGTAGCGAAGAATATGGAGCATACAAACAACGCCTATACGACGATGACGCTGTAAAAGATGCTGATGAACTTATTGCACGCACATTAGAAGCGGAAAATGTTACTGCTCAGGCATTAGAAAGTCAGGCAGCTCGACGTAGCGCGGACGTAGGAGAGGATATAGCGACGCCGGTAGACGCTGGTGTTGGTAATTTTGCTGTGCCTAGTCAGCCTATAAGCAGAGTGCAGAATACCGCTAACGA